CTAATATTACACATATTTGCTATGGCAGAGATGTAGGTTATCAAGTAGAAAAAATAACACTACCAAAAGAAACAGAGTCTATATCTGCTACTCAAATTAGAAAGGAACAACATGAACTTTGATTTTGTCTATTTAGGTCAAACGGTTTTAAAATATAAAACACCCGTAGAAATTTTTGCAGGACTGCAAGACATTTACGAGAAAAGAAAAAAAGAACTTCCTAAAGCTAACAAACAACTTGTGGGTAAAATACAAGACGAAGTTTCTTTACATTATTCTGGAGAAAATTCAGAAAAAATGCATCAACATAATTTTTTACCTCAAGATATACAACAATGGTTTTATTCTGTTTTTAAACATTATCTAACTTGGAATAAAATATACCAATATAATATGAAAATTAACTCTGTCTGGGTTAATGAAATGAAAGCTAATGAATATAACCCCGTTCATATTCATCAAGGAAAATTATATACAGGACTATCTTCGGTTATGATAATGAAACTTCCCTCACAATATGGCAAAGAATATTCAGCAGAAGAAAAACCGATGAATGGTAGACTACAAATTATAGGAGCTGCCGCAGGGCAGTTTTCTAAAACAGATTATTCTCCTGATGTTAAACTTGGTGATTTTTATATTTTTCCTTATGACATGAGACACTGTGTATACCCTTTTCATGGAACCAAAGAAAAAAGAAGAACCTTAGTTTGTAATGTGGATGTGGATTATAATCCCGTTGCATCAAGATCAGCAAAAGGACAATTAGAATGATTCCTTATATGCCTACATGGCAATCGTATATTGCCACAACAACTAGACCTATGTTTACACCTGAACAATGTAAACTTATTATACAAGCTGGTCATCAACAAAAACCTGAACAAGCTAAAGTGGGTGGTGGCAAATCTGGTAAATCGGACACTAAAAAAAGAATTACAACTATATCTTGGATACCTTTTGCCAAAATGCCAGAGATGTACAAGGTAATAGAAAACCAATTATCTATAGTTAATTTAAATCATTTTATGTTTGATGGTGTTCGTATAACTGAACCCGCTCAATTTACTGAGTATCCCAAAGGAGGATTTTATGATTGGCATATGGATTTAAATGCCTTTGGTCAAACAGGTCAACATCCTATTCGTAAAATATCCATGACTTGTTTATTATCAGACCCTTCTGAATTTAGTGGAGGAGATCTTGCTTTTGATGACAGCGAAAAAAATAAGGTAGTATTGCAACAAGGACAAGGTGTTTTCTTTGCTTCCTTTATGAGACATAGAGTCGAACCTGTTAAAAAGGGAATTAGACGTTCTCTTGTTATGTGGTTTGGTGGTCCGCCGTTTAAATGAAACGAGAAATACTATTTCCAACTCCAATGTATTGGAGAGATTTACCTAATGCTAAGGAATTAAATCAATATTTATTTAAACACATAAAAGCTTGGTATAAGAAAGACATAAAAGCTGGAAGAAAAACCGGAGAGTTTAAAACTAATTCTGGTTTTGGTTGGCACAGTGAAACTAATATGAATGATAAAAAAGAATATCAGCCTCTTATTCAAGAGTTATTTAAAATGGCTGAATATTGTAATAAGGATTATGGGGTCAAACCTAAACTAGGTTTAGGTAATATGTGGGCTAATATTAATCCAAGCTATAGTTATAATAAAACCCATACTCATCCTAACTCATTATGGTCTGGAGTTTATTATATTAAAGTACCTAAAAACTCTGGTAAGTTATTTTTAGAAGACCCAAGACCAGGACCTAATACGTATATGCCAAGACGTATGGACAACATTCCTAAAGAATTATGGAGAGTTGTAGCTTATGAAGCAGTGGAAGGTAGAATGATATTTTTTCCTGCATGGCAACCGCATGGAGTTGACATTAACATGAACACAGAAAAAGGAGAGAAGAACTGGAGAGTATCTGTATCTTATAATTTTATACAAATATGAATTTTAAAAAAGATAAATATCAAATTATTCGTAATGCTGTATCTAAAGAAGTGTGCGACATAGTTTATCGGTATTTACAAATATCCGCTGAAGCTGACTATTGGTTATTACAAAACAATGCTACCCATGAAAATAATCCTTTAATAGGAAATTTTAAAGATAAACAAGTTCCAAATTCATATGCTAAATATGGAGATCGTTTAATGGAAACATTATTAACTAAAACCATTCCCGTTATGGAAAAGAAAACAGGATTAAAATTAATACCAACTTATGCTTATACAAGACTTTATAAAACCGGTAATATTCTTAAAAGACACAAAGATAGACCAAGTTGTGAAATATCAACCACTCTTTGTTTAGGTGGAGATCCTTGGCCTATATTTATAGACCCTACAGGATCTAATAATGTTATTGATGAATACAAAAATATACATAAACCTAATGCTCCAAAAGGCATTAAATATCTATTAAAATCAGGGGACATGATTATATACTCTGGTTGTGAATTAGAACACTGGAGAGAGCCCTTTGAAGGTAAGCTTTGTGGCCAGGTATTTTTACACTATAATCATCAAAATGGACCCTTTGCAAAGACCAATTTATTTGATAAAAGACCTCTATTGGGTATTCCCAAAACTCGTTGATTCTCAACGCATTCTAATATAACCTAGTAAAGAAATTGTTATGCTACAAAAGATAAACATTGCACCAGGATTCAATAAACAAGTAACTGCCACAGGAGGCGAAGGCCAATGGGTAAGTGGAGACTATGTACGATTTAGATATAATTCACCTGAGAAAATAGGAGGATGGTCTCAATTAGGAGATAAAACCATTACAGGAAGAAACACTGCTTTACACCATTTTGTTAATGCGAGCGGTATTAAATACGCCGCATTAGGTACAAACCGATTTTTATACGCCTATTCTGGAGGAGCTTTTTATGATATAACTCCTCTTAAAAGTACAACAACATTAACTAATGCTTTTACAACAACCAATGGATCTACATCAGTCACGATCACGTTTGCGAGTGCTCATGGCATTACTGCTGGGGACATTATTCTTTTGGATAATTTTACTGCTATTACCGATTCTGATTTTAGTTCTGGTAGTTTTGACGATTACAACTTTATGGTTACTACCGTTCCAACGACCACAACGCTTACAGTCACAATGGGATCAGCAGAAACGGGATCAGGAGCAACTACATCTGGTGGAATTCGAGTAAGACACTATTATTCCATAGGACCTGCTGTTGAAGAATCTGCAGCTGGTTGGGGATTAGGACTTTGGAGTGGTGTTAAATTAGGTGTTGGAGAATCAACTTTGGATGGAGCTTTAACAGATGCATCAACAAGTATTGTTTTAGATGACTCAGCTTCCTTTCCTGCTACTGGTACCATAGTGATTGATGACGAGCGTATTGCTTATACATCAAATACTTCAGGTACAGAAACTTTATCAGGATTAACGAGAGGAGCAGATAACACAACCGCAGCAGCACACTCAGATGGAGCCACGGTTAAAAATGCATCTGATTATACGAAATGGGGTGCTTCTCAAACAGGAGATATTATTACAGCTCCAGGATTATGGCACTTAGATAATTTTGGAAATAAACTAATTGCAACGATTGTAGATGGATCAACCTTTGAATGGGACTCAGATGCAACAAGTGCAACTTCCACAAGAGCTACTATTATTTCAGGAGCTCCTACAGCAACAAGACAAACTTTAGTTTCTACACCCGATAGACACTTAATTTGTTTTGGAACAGAAACAACGATTGGAACAACTTCTACTCAAGACGATATGTATATTAGATGGTCTGATCAAGAATCATTAACAACTTGGACTCCAACTTCAACAAACACCGCAGGTACACAAAGACTTGCAGATGGTACTAGAATTGTTGGAGCTATCAGAGGTCGTGATGCAACTTATATTTGGACAGATACTTCTTTATTTATTATGAGATTTGTAGGAGCTCCTTTTGTATTTTCATTTCAACAAGTAGGTACCAACTGTGGATTAATAGGTAAGAACGCAGCAGTCGAAGTAGATGGTGCTGCATACTGGATGTCTGAAAACGGTTTCTTTAGATGGACAGGTAAACTAGAATCTTTATCATGTTGGGTTGAAGACTATGTATATGATGATATTAACACCGTTCCTAAAAATCATATCTACGCAGGATTAAATAATTTGTTTGGCGAAGTCACATGGTTCTATCCTGGTAGTGGTGCTGCTTCGAATAATAGATCAGTAACTTATAACTATATGGATTCAACAACAGAAAGACCGATATGGACAACAAGCTCTTTAGCAAGATCCACGTGGTCTGACTCTCATATTTTTGGCAAGCCGCATGCAACTGAATATGATTCTAGTGCATCAAGTGATGCAACTGTTGGTAACACAGATGGTGTCACAACTTACTATGAACATGAAACAGGAACAAATCAAATTAAAGCTGGAGCAACCTCAGCGATTGCAGCTAGTATTCAATCGGGTGATTTTGATTTAGACCAAAGAGGTTTAGCTGGTGATGGTGAGTATATGATGAAAATTAGAAGAGTTATTCCTGATTTCTTAACACAAACAGGAAGTGCAAGAGTAACTTTAAATTTAAAAAATTATCCAACCGATACAGAAGCTAGTTCTTCGTTAGGACCTTTTACAGTTGATTCCGATACAACAAAAGTCGATACAAGAGCACGAGCTCGTGCAATCGCTTTAAAAGTAGATAACACTAGTATTACTCAACACTGGAAGTTAGGTACATTTAGATTAGA